CACTATGCGGAATGCGAGCATGAGTGGATGGTGAGCCCCGATAGCCGCATGGGCTCTGTGTCATGGACTTGCAAGCGGTGTGGGGAAGTAACCGAGGAGAAGCCAGATGGCAACGACCGTACTAACTGATGCCGTCATTTTGTCCGACGGCTACAACCTGTCTGGCGATCATAACCAGATAGAGGTTAGCGCCGCGTGCGAGGCGGTTGAGGATACCACCTTTGGCGCAAGCTGGCGCACCAAGAAGCCCGGCCTAATGATGGCCCGCATCAGTGGCGGTGGATTCTTTGAAGCCAACAGCGCAAGCCCTGCGATTGACAATGTAGCGTGGGCCAATCTCGGCGGCAGCAAGGTTGTGAGCGTTGCGCCCACTGGCGGTAGCGCTGGCGAGTATGCCACCAGCTTCCAGAACATCCGCACCGAGTATACGCCGCTAAGTGGCGCAGTCGGAGAAATGGCCAAGTTTACGCTCGCAGGCGAGGGCACCGGGCAAGCCATTATGCGCGGGCGCATTCTTGCGACTGGCGAGAAAACGAGCACGGGCAGTGGAACGGCTTACGAGTTGGGAACGGTGCCTGATGGATCGTACCTGTATGCCGCTGCTCATATCTATTCGGTAGGCGGCACTACTCCTACGCTGACGTTGAAGGTGCAGAGTGACGATGCGGAAGGCTTCGCCGACCCAACGGACAGAATCACGCTTTGCACCGACGCTGATGCCGTTGCCGGCTATTGGGGCACGCGCGTTGCCGGCGAGATTACGGACACATGGTGGCGCGCTGACTGGACGATTGCGGGAGCATCCCCGCGCTTCACGATCTTTGTGAACGTGGGTATCCATAGCAAGTAGCATATCCCGGAGGCCCAAGGGATGTGTTTGAATGGCTACGACTGTTCTGACTGATGCCCATTGGCAAGTCAACAGTGTTGATCTGTCCGAGTGGGTAACTGAGGTGAGCCTTGAGCTGTCTGCTGATGCGCCAGAAGATACCGCAATGGGCGACACCTGGCGCAGCAAGCTCGGCGGTGGGCTGAAAAACGGCCGAGTTACCGTTACCTTCAACGGCGACTTTGCCAACAACGGCGCCGAGGATAAGCTGTGGGCAGACTTTGGCACGGCTCGTTCGTGGAAGCTGCGCCCGGATTCTGACGCTGCCGGTGCCAGCAATCCAGAATACACGGGCGACGGCTCCACCTGTAGCGTCATCCTCACCGACTGGACGCCCATTAGCGGTTCCGTTGGCGACGTTGCCAAGATCACGGCCACCTACGAGATCAGCGGCACGCCTACGCGCACTGACAGCTAGGAGGTAGCAAATGGCAAGTAGCCCACTTGCTGAGAAGGTGAAGGGCTGCCAAGACTGGCGCGAGCGCGAGCACCACTGCGAGCGGTGGGGCATTGATGTCATTGTGCGCAGCCCTGGCGGCAAGATGCGGGAAGCGATTGAGCTTGCTGTGTTGAATAGTAATACCGAGGCCGAGCAAGGCGTAGCCGTTTTGAAGCTGTTTCCGGCACTTGTGGCCGAATGCACGCTAGATCCGAACAGCCGCGCGCGTGTGTTTTCAGACGATGATATTGAGTGGCTTGCGGACAAGAACCGCGAGGAGCTATACGGCATCGCAAACATCGCGCTTGAGCTTGCAGGCATTGGTGAGGCGGCAGTGACAGCAGCGGGAAACGCATGAGAGCCTACCCTAGCAGGCGGGCATTGTTCGCCATTGCCGAGCGGGTAGGCTGCACGGTAGAAGAGCTACAAGGGCGGATGAGTTCGGCCGAGATTACGGAATGGCTGGCCTACTTCCGCCTGGCTGCCGAGGATCAGCAGAAGGAGCTAGCGAAATACAAGCAGCAGTGAGGCCCACTGGTGCTGTGTGGCTAAGAAAGCAGTTGTCGGCTCCCTTGTAGTTGAACTAACGGCTAACACCGTTCGTTTCGTCAAGGGAATGCAAAGGGCCGACAAGCGGCTGCAAAACTTCAAGAAGCGCGCTGTTGCTATCGGCGGCGCGCTAAGCCGCAACATAACCCTTCCTATGCTTGCGGCTGGCGGTGCTTCTGTCAAGTTCGCTGTTGACTTCAACCGAAGCATGGCGAACGTGGCCACACTCATTCCTCAGAACACGGCGCGAGTAGAGCAGCTTAAGCGCTCGGTGCAGGATCTTGCTATTGAGACTGGCAAGAGCACCAGCGATCTTGCCGGCGGGCTCTATCAGGTGGTGTCCGCGTTTGGCGACGGGGCGGATACTGCTGAGCGATTGCGCATTGTGGCCCAGGGCGCCGTGGCTGGCGTTGCCTCAACAACTGATTCGCTCAATCTTCTCTCTGCTGTCACAAAGGGCTACGGAGACACTAGCTCGGCTGCCATGCAGCGCGTGTCTGACTTGGCCTTTATGACAGTGAAGCTAGGCCAAACGACGTTCCCCGAGCTTGCTGCTAGCATGGGGCTGGTTACTGGGCAGGCTTCGGAAATGGCCGTGAGCCAGGAAGAGCTGTTTGCATCCTTTGCCGCGTTGACTGGCGTGACGGGCTCGACAGCCGAAGTCGGTACGCAGCTATCAGGCGTGCTGACCGCCATGATGAAGCCCACAGAAGAAATGAAGGCGGCAATTACTGGCCTTGGCTATGCGAATGCCGAGGCCATGATTAGCGCGCTCGGCTTCCAGGGCTCTTTGGTTGCGCTGTCTGAGGCGGCAGACGGTGACAAGGAAGCGCTTGCAAAGATGTTTGGCCGAGTGCAGGGTTTGCGCGCTGCGCTTGCTCTGGCCGGCTCACAGTCTGACAAGTACGCTAATTCGCTAAGCGATATGCAAAGCGCAGCTGGCGCAACGTCAGAGGCGTACAGAGAGCAGACAGAGGGAATCAACAAGCTAGGCCACTCGCTTGCTCGCCTCAAGCAGCGATTCATGGTGATGGCGCAGGAGCTTGGAGACTCGTTGGCACCAGCAGTTGAGTGGGTTTCGGAGCGGATCGGGCCACTAACCAACCTGGTGCGCAATCTAATCTCCGCATTTCAAAGCCTGTCGCCGGAGACGCAGCGCACGGTTGGCATTGTTCTGGCGTTTGTGGCTGCCCTCGGGCCAACCATCACAGCAGTAGGCGTCCTTGGCGGAATGGTCGGCAAGCTCATCCCCATCATTGGGGCGCTGGTGTCACCTTGGGGTTTGCTGATTGCCGCCTTGGCAGCCGTCGGCGCTGCCGTCTATGTCTGGCGCGATGAGATATGGGGCGCCATGAAGAGCGCCTATAACGCAGTCAAAGGCTGGATGGTAGACAAGCTGAAGCCAGTGTGGGATTGGATCAAGGGCGCGCTCGACAAGGTGGCAGGCTGGTTCCGCTCGCTGGTTGCTGCCATTGGCGGTCTGCTCGCACGCGTTGGCATTGACGTAGGCAAGATCGGCGAGGCCGCCTATGAGGGCGTCAAGGACTTCACCGAAGGCGCTGCTGACCTTGCCAAGGAAACTGGCGGACGCATCCGCAATGAGTGGCAGAACATTGTGGCAGCCATTCGCTCCAAGTGGGGAGAGCTTACCGCGGACACGCGCTCCGAAATGGAAACTGTGATTGATGCTGTTGACAATGCGGCAACCGTCATGGTTCCAAGGGTTGGGGCTGCCGTGCGTGATGCAAGCAAGAAGGTGCGCGAGTTTGCAGACGAAATGCGTGACATGGTAGAAGTCTGGAAAGACGATTTCACGGATGCCATTGTTGACATGGTGATGACTGGCAAAGCCAGCTTTGCAGATTTCGCCAACAGCGTGATTAGAGACATATTGCGCATCTATACGAAGATGGCTCTAATTGAGCCGCTTACTGGCTGGTTGTCCAACATAGCAGGAGGTGGCGGTGGCGGCACTCCGAGCGTAGGCATCGGCCCGGATGGAGGCGCCGTGCTTCAGCCAATGAGTGCTGTTCCCATGCAAGTCAACATCACCAACAACGCCGGCGAAATGGTGAAGGTGTCCGCCACGCCTACCGCCGGCGGCGCAAGCATTGTGATTGACTCGGCCATCCATCAGTTTCTCGCAAGCGGGAAGGCCGATGGCGTTATGAGCGCCCGCTATGGCGCGAATCGTAGGCCCGTTGGACGTTAGCACCGGAGGCCCACCGGATGCTAGCACATGGCTACTATAAGCTGGCCCGCAGCTCTTCCGCAGACGCCTACATACGCAGGCTATGTAGAGAGCCCTGAAAGCGCGACTGTGCGCACCCCGATGGATGCCGGCCCCGCCAAGGTGCGCCGGCGTTTTACTGCCGTTCCCTACCGCATGCAGCTGCGCTACGTCATGACAGAGACGCAGCTGACGGCAGCCTCGCCAGACGGCTTCAAGGCGTTTTGGGAAACAGACACCTCGCACGGCTCTGCCGAGTGGCAGCTGCCCGAAGATCCTAAGCTGAGAAATGCCGTCGCCATTGACGTGCGCTTTATCGGCGAGCCGCGGTGGAAGCCGCTAGGCGGCACGCTGTATGAGGTGACGTTTGTGGTTGAGGTGTTGCCGTGAGTCGCATCCTGAGCGAAAACGCCACCGCTTCTGCCCTGGCGCAGACAACGACCAGGGCGTGGCTGTGGCTGCTCGAGATCGATGTTGATGGCACGCAGTACTACACGAACAACCATGAGAACGTGACGGTTGACGGGCAGGAGTATACCGCCTGGCCGTTTGAG